TTCGCGTTCGCTCCTGGCCCGCACCGTCGATCGCGTCTGGTTCACCGGCCACAAGCACCACGAGGCCTACAAGCAAGACGACGGCGTGTACTGGTACCAGCTTCCCAGCCTCAGCGGGGACGACCAGTGGCACGACGACAAGGGCTGGACGGGTGCCCGCAAGTCACTCAGCAGCTTCATCATTCGCCGCGAGAGCGGCATCGTGGGCAACCTGCTCGCGCCCCATAGACCAGACTAACCGTTAGGAGGGCCATGCCCAAGATCATCAAGCAGGTTCGGGACCGCTACAACGCCGTCCCCGACGCCGACAAGAATCCGGCGCCGACGAACCAAACCAGTGCAGGGGAGGCACGTCCGGCCGAGCCGGAGGACCTCTACAGCCTGTTCCCGGGAGCGTCGAGCACCAGGGCCTACTACGAGTGGATCTCCAAGGTCCTGGAGATGAAGAAGTACCGCGCGGCCGACATGGAGCTCTACGAGCGCATGGATGGCGAGACGCCCGAGATCGCCGCGGCGCTCGACATCTACGCCGACAACGCCACCCAGGTCGGGGTCACCCGTGCCGACGCCAGCCGCGGGAACGACGACATCGTCCGCGTCGTCAGCGCCGACGAGGGCCTGACCGAGTTCCTGTCCGAGCGCTTCGACGCCCTCAAGGTCGATCAGCGCGCCTGGGGACTCGCCCGCGACCTCGACAAGGTGGGGGAGGTGTTCCAGGAGAACGTCGTCCGCCAGGACCTGACGGTCGACCGCCTGAAGCAACTCCCGGCCAACCGCATGATCCGCAACGAGGACGAGTACGGCGTGCTGGACCGCAAGCGGGCGTTCATCCAGGTGGACGACGCCTTCACGAACGCCGTCGCGATGTTCGAACCGTGGGAGGTCACGCACTTCCGGCTTCAGCGCCGCAACGAGGACCGCTACGGCACCAGCCAGCTCTACTCGGTCCGCCGCGTGTTCAAGCAACTCCAGATGATCGAGGACAGTATGGTGCTCGCCCGCATGACGCGGGCCAACACCCGCTACGTGTTCAAGATCGACACCGGCAACATGCCGCCCAACCTCGCCAGCGAGCACGTCAAGAAGTTCCGCGACCAGCACAAGAAGCGCCGCCTGATGCAGGAGAACGGGATGCGGATGGACGCCAACCCGATCAACACCGAGGAGGACATCTTCCTCGGGATCAGCAAGGGCAGCCAGGCCGGCGTCGAACAGCTCTACGGAGACCTGAACATCGGCAACCTGACCGACGTCTTCTACTTCCAGGACAAGATGTTGGGCGGAATCAAGATCCCGAAGTCGTACATCGGGATCGAGCGCGACATCAACGCCAAGGCGACGCTGTCGCAGCAGGACATCCAGTTCGCCCGTTCCGTCCGCCGGTTGCAGCTCGCCATGCGGACGGGGTTCCACGAGCTCGCCGATCTCCTCCTCCTCCTGGAGGGCAACAAGGCCAGGCTCACGCAGGAGAGCATGGACGCACGCTTCTCCATCGCCCTGCCCGCCATGCAGACGGTCGACGAGATGCGGGAGTGGGAAGTCACCCGGATCCAGTCGGAAGTGGCGAGGATCTGGACGTCCGAGCTCTACCTCGACCCCTACACGGTCTACACCGAGCTCCTCGGGTTCACCGACAAGAAGGCCAAGGAGATGTTCCAGGGGTCGCAGAGCGAGTTCGCGAAGATGGAGCAGAACAAGAACGAAGCGAAGTCGTTCAAGAGCGGCGAGGACAAGAAGTTCTCCAAGAAGGTGCGCGAGGCGATCGCCACCCCCGAACGCAGTGCCGACCAGGTGATCGAGGACCTGCGGATGCTGGTCGACTGGGAACTCGAGTCGAAGGAGAATCAGTGATCCATCCCCCACAACACACGAATATACACCTATGCTATAGTCACCTCGTCGATAGGTACGCCTATCGTATAGCAACGTTCGCGGCCTGTCAAGGCCCCCACGACCAACAGGAGGATGCGTGAAGCACCGTAAAGGTGGAATCCAGCCGCTCGTAGAGTTCGAAACGGCCGGACTTCAACTCAGTGAAGCCGATGGCGAGACGGGAGAGATCCGTCTCGAAGGCGTCGTTGCTGAGGTGGACACCATCAACCGTAACCGTCGGTACTACAGCCGCGAAGTGTTCGAAAACGCCGTCGCCCAGGCCGAGGATCTGATCGAGGCGGGAGAGTTTACAGGAGAACTCGACCACCCTTCGACCAGTGCCCTCGGCACCCTCGAGCGTACGGCTTTCGTGTTCAACCGGCTCTACCTGGAAGACCGCGAAGTTCGCTTCGAAGCCCGCCTTCTCGATACCCCCGCAGGTCAAACCCTGAAGAGCCTGCTTGACGGCGGGGTGCGAGTCGGCATGTCGACGCGAGGCGTCGGCAGTGTCAAGTGGGTCGAGATGCAAGACGGTGATGGCGACAAGAAGAAGATCGCCGCCATCCAGGACGACTACTCAATGCTCGGTATCGACGCAGTCAAGGTTCCGTCCAACAGGGCGGGAGTTGTGCGTCTACGGGAACACGTCGAAGAGTCCATCGCGGCTCACATTCGGAACCAATCTACCCAGGAGGAGGAAGACACCATGGACATCGAAACTCTCGATCAACTCCGTGAACACTTCCCCGAGCTGGTGCAGGAGGCGGAAGACGCCGTTCGCGAGCAGGCCGCGAGCGACGTGTCCACCGCCGAAGGCCGTGTCGAAGAGCTCCAGACGGAGCTCGACGAGGCGACCACACGCGCCACCACGCTCGAGGGAGAGCGGGATGAAGCGAAAGAGCAACTTGCTCGCGTTCGCACCACCCTGCTCGGCGAAGAAGAAGAAGGCGACGAGGGCGGTGAGCTCGACGAAGGGCTGACCGTGGCCGTCAATGCGCTGCGCGGTGAAGTGGAATCGCTCCGCGGCAAGCTCGACGAAGCCGAGGCCGCCAAGGCCACGGTCGAACTCGAGCGCGCCCTGGAGGCCCGCTTCGACGAGCTGTGCAAGGCCAGCGAGTACGCCAGTGTCGTCCGAGAGGACATCGACGCGACCGAGTACGAGTCGGTCGAAGCGCTGGAAGCCGCGTTCGCCCGCACCGAGAAGATCGCCAAGCGCGCTCTCGGCGAAGGTGCCGGCGAGTCGCGAGGCAAGGGTCACGTGCACACCGAAGACAACGACACGGATGACGGCGGCACGTACGTCACCGAAGAGATGCTCCGCCTCGCTGGCATCAAGCCGGCCTCGGCGTAAGAGAAGGAGGACTCCCCATGGACGGAATCCAGTCCCCCGAGTTCATGAGTGAGCAGTACGCCACCGCCGCGATGAAGCGGTGGGGGCCGATGCTGGAAGGCCTTGGCGACGACTACGATCGCGCGATGGTTGCCACTCTGCTCGACAACCAGAAGGTTGTGAACGAGAACGCGACGACCTCGGACCAGGTCCAGGCGTTCACGCGCCTCTCGTTCCCCCTCATTCGCAGGATCTACCCCGGCCTGGTCGCCAACGACCTGATCAGCATCCAGCCGATGCGCATGCCGACGGCCAAGATCTTCTACCTTGACTTCACCTACAACTCGAACCTCGCCCCGATCAGCAAGGGCGACCGGAACGACTACCAGGTGGACCAGGGCACGACGATCAACCAGGCGACCGGCTACACCCGCGGCTTCGTTCGCGGCGCGGTCGTCGGTACTGGCGACGCCTCGGCCGTCGAGTTCCAGCTTCCCGCCCCGGCGGACAGCCCGTACCTCGAGTCGACCTTCACCCCGGTTCGCGACAACAGCAACCTCCAGGTGTTCGTCGACGCCAGCCCGGTCACCGTCGTGATCTCCGGCACCCCCGGTAGCGGCGAGGTCCTCGTCGACCCGCAGACCGGTGCCCTCACCTTCAACACCGCCCCGGCGAACGCCGCGGCGATCACCGCCAACTACGATCTGAAGTTCGAAGGCGACGACAGCCGCATCCCGGAGATGTCGCTCGGCATGAGCTCGGACGCCGTTGCGGCTGAGACGCGCAAGCTCAAGGTGCGCTGGACGATCGAAGCGCAGCAGGACATGCTCGCCTACCACGGCCTCAACGCCGAGAGCGAACTTGTTCAGCACGCTGGCGACGAGATCGCCCGCGAGATCGACCGTGAGATCATCGCCGACCTGGTTGCCGCGGCGAACGGCAACGTCAACTGGTCGAAGGGCGGCTTCGGTGCTTCCGACTACACGTCGGTCAAGGACTACGAAGAGACCCTGATCCACGCCATCCTCGACGCCGACAAGGAGATCTACAAGAAGCGCCTGGTGCGCTCCAACTGGATCATCACCGGTCCCGACGTCGCGGCTCGCCTCCAGAAGATCAACTCCTTCCGCTTCAGCGGTGACTTCGCCAACGGCGGCGCCATCCAGGAAGGCCCCCACGTCTTCGGGACGCTCTCCGAGCGTTGGCGGATCATCGTCGACCCGATGTTCGAAGCCGACAAGCTCCTCGTCGGCTACAAGGGCGGCCAGTTCTTCCGGACCGGCTACGTGCTCGCGCCGTACCAGGGCCTGATGGTCACGGATCGCTTCATGGATCCCAACGACTTCACGCCCCGCCGCGGCATGATGCGCCGGGATGCCCGCAAGGTCGTCTCTGGTGACTTCTACGTCACCGTCACGCTGACGGCGTAATCGAGTGGGGGCGCTTCACCGCGCCCCCTACACTTTCTGAACGCATAGGAGTATTCCATGGCTAACATGATCAGGCTTCGAAACACCGGCCGGCGCACGGAACTCGTGTACGTCGGCAGTGAAACTGTCACCGTCGTTCCCGGCGGGACCCTCCTGGTCCCCGAGGACCACTCGATCCGCTCGCAGCGGGTCTTCCGGCCCGTCACTGGCACGGTGAAGCCGCGGACCGCGAACGAGCAGGACCTCCAGACCCGCATCGAGGAACTCGAGGCGCTGCTCGCCGCTCAGAAGGCGGACGCGGCCCCCGAGGCCCCCGCCGAAGAGCCGGCCGAGGCTTCCGAGGGCACCTACCCCCAGTACCAGCCGGGCGGGAAGTGGACCCTCTCCGACGGCACCGTCACCAAGGGCGGCACGAGCCGCGAGCGCGCTGAAGAGCTGGAGGCTGCGCTTCACGAGGAGTAAGCCTTGCAACTCGCTGACCTACAAGCGAAGCTCCAGTCCCGCATCGAAAACCGGTGCGGGGCTGGCCCTACCCTTGATTCGCTAGAGGGTCCCCTCGACCACGCCCGCTTCGAGTACAGCCGCTACATCCCCAAAATGAAGACGCAGGAGTTCACCCTGCCGCTCGACGAGATCCGCGTCTCCCTGAGAGACGACCTGGGCGAGCCGGAGCAGGTGATCTACATCGAAGGCGTCTACGTGCACGACGACGTGCCCAGCACCCCGCTCGGTCAGGGGTACGGCTCCTCGATCGACGGCGGCACGGTCGGAGCCGTCCGTGAACTGCCGAGCGTCTACCACATGCGCTCCCGCTACCGCGAGAAGTACCAGCGGGAGGTGCAGTTCTACCGGAACTTCCACGAGATGGTTATCGTCCGCCCCACCACGATGGAGCGCGTCGTCGGCATCGTCGTGTTCGGCGTGGTCCAGGATTGGGCCGACCTCCCGGTGTTCGAAGAGAAGTACCTGCTCGACCGGGCGGTGGCGGAGTTCATCGACCAGAACCTCGTCAGCGAGTCTGGCGGCCTGGTCCGCATCCCGTCTCCCAACGGCTCGTACGAGTTCGACGGCGGCCGGGTCCTGCTCTCGCTGCGCGACAAGCTCATCGACGGCTTCGAAGACCACCTCGGCGTCCGCACCAGCGGCATCTTCAGCGGGTGATCTGAATGTTCTTCGACCCCGCCTGCATGACCGACAAGCTCGGATGCCTCCTGACCACCTACGGCGTCACCGCCCAGGTGACGTTCAAACGCGTCGACAGCGTTGCCTCGGAGACCGCGCACCCGATGTACCACGAGCGCCGCGAGGTCGACAAGACCTACAAGACGTGGACCGTCGCCGGCGTCGTAGAAGAAGAACCGCGCGAGAACCGCTACGGCCGCGGCGGCGGCGAGATCGTCGCGGACCTGTGCGTCGACCTCTACAACGCCGAGGCGACCGGCGGCACAGAGTCCGGCCAAGTCTATGAGCCTCAGTACCAGGACCTGATCGAGTTCCGCGGCATGACGTACGAGGTCACCAAGGTCCAGGACGTCAACCCCTCCGGCACGACGGGCCGCATGGCGATCCGCGTCGAGGGAAGGAAGCACCGCTGATGGCCGCCTATAACCAAATCCGCGGCATCACCGCCGGCAACATCATCAAGTCACGCACGACGGGCAGCATCACCGGGCGGAACGTCTACAAGATCGGGGAGTGGGGCCGCGCCATGAGGCTCGTCAAACGCATGCAGATCATGGTCCCCCTCGAGATGCACGCCGTGATGTTCGACTGGGCGACCGACACGCGCGAGTGGCTCGTCGAGAAGATCGAGCGCCAGGAGTT